CGTCGTCCCAGGCCTCTATCGGGTGCATGGAAAACAATACGTTGTGCGGTAGATCCTTCGGGATCGGATTTTTCGCTTGGAAGTGTGGCACCCCGGTATTGGCGATTAGCCGAGGGCTGACCTCCTCAGGCCAAAACTTCAGTACGTTTGCGAACTTGAGTAAAGCGCTGAGGTTGAGAGGGATGCGGCCGTTGAGGTACTGACTGACGACACTCTGACCTGACCATTCGCAAAGATCTGCGACTTTGTCTTGGGTGAGCGTCGGATCTTTCCGTTTGCGATCCTGATAAATAGCCTTCAGGCGCATGGCCTCGGCTTTTCGGGTTTCGTCGTCGGACTGAAGGGGGTCTGTTGTATTCATGACGCCCAATTTATAAGGAAGACTTATTATCTCAAAACAGCTTTGCGTCTTTTTTGCTTGCCGTTTAAAAGAAGTAACACTAATATCCATGCCGCAACGCCCATTCGAGGAAATGTGGATGGCTAATGAAATAGGTATCCCTCTGGAAGATTTTGCCGAGGGTAGGACTCAACCAGAACTGGCTTTACTCATTGGAGTATCGCAAAGCGCTGTCTCTCAAATGCTCAACTCGGCTCGAGATATTCGAATCCGGGTTGATGAGAAAGGGGCATGTTCGGCGGTAGAGATTCGACCGATTGGATCGCGCCGCAAGCCCAAAGCTGCATAAAAAGGGTGCCGAGCTGGGGCCTCTCACCAAAGATCCCCCAGCCCAGCTACGACGACACACAGCACATGTACATCGGTCGTAGTTGTAGGATAGGGATTACCCCGTCTTATGGCTACTCCGTAAACAGTGGATTTACGGTTATGAGTCGAACAGATCTTTTGCCGGACGCGGGTCCGGTCCTTCCTTTGCGCCAGGCGATTTACCGTGCTGGTCGTGACTACAAGGGCGGAATTACCGCCCTTGCCTTTGACATGGTGTTGGACAACGACACCCTCCAGAAGAAACTCAAACTCGATGAAGAACGCCGCTGGTTGAACCCTGATGAGCTTGAGGAAGTGATCCGGCTGACCGGCGACCCACGTTTGCTTGACGCGCTGATGCGTCCAGCGGGTGCGGTGTGGTATCGCCCGGTCCCTGTCCCGGCAACCCGGGATGCTTTGAAAGCCGTTGGCAAGTTGCTCGGTGAGACGGGGGAGTTTGTGGCAGCGATGCACGACGGTGCAGCCGACAACGTCTGGGAGCTTCGCGAGGTCGTGGACTTGGAGCAGCGCGGCATGGACGTGATTCGCGAAATCCTCGGCATCATGGCGGGTGCCCGTCAGGCGATGGAGGATCGCAACCATGGCTGACGAAATCGATCGTGCTAATGACCAGGCGCAATACCTGCTCGACGTTGCTCTTCAGCGCAGCCGTCGTGTGCCTTCGAACCGCGTGAGCGCGCAGTTTTGCGCGGATTGTGATGAACCTATCCCGTTACGCCGACAGCAGTCGATCGAGGGTTGCCAAACCTGTGTTGACTGTCAGGGGTTGCGGGAGGCTCGGCGATGACTGAACCGGCCAAAGGAATAGCCATCGCCACATGGGCAAAACGTTACATCAACACTTTCGATCTCGCCCTGGTATCAATCGAGCCAGGTGAAAAAGCCCCAAAGGGCTTGGGGTGGAACAAACCGGGCGGCTACTTTACCGATGCCGCCACCGCTGAATCATTCTGGCAACGAAACCCTAATCACAATCTCGGCGTCGTACTTGGGCCGAGCCGTGTCTGTTCGCTGGACGTCGACGACGTTCAGTGGACGCGCCATGTGCTGTATGAGCTGCTGGGTGTCGATCTGGATGCCATGGCGTTGGTGTACCCGACCATTGTGGGTAACCCTGCGCGCTTCCGGGTGCTGTTCAAGCTGCCGGAAGGCATTGAGCTGACCCGGCATTCTCTCTCATGGCCGAATGAAAAAGACCCTGACGGTTCGATTCACAAAGGCTTGATGGACAAAGCCAGGATTGCGAAAGAGCAGGGCGATGGCGTCGGGGAAGCTGCGGCGCGCACGGAGGCTGAAGAGTACAAGCGCTTCACGGTGTTCGAACTGCGTGCTGGCCTGGTACAGGACGTGTTCCCGCCTTCGATTCATCCGGGTACCGGCAAGCCTTATACTTGGCGGACGCCGCCCAGCGCCATGGACGGTTTGCCGACGTTGACTGGCGACCTGCTGGCTATCTGGCAAAACTGGGACATCTTCAAGCGTGATGCTGAGGCAGCGTGCCCGTGGGCGATCAAGTCAACCACGCCGCCCGCGAAGGTCAATAAGCGTTCAGCACCGGCTGCGGGTAAGCAGCCGTCGGTGATCGATGAGTTCAACCGCTGCCACGACATAGAGGAACTGCTGCGTACTCACGGTTACATCAAGCGGGGCAGCAAGTGGCTTTACCCGCAGAGCAGCACCGGCCTGCCGGGTGTGACAATCGCTGAGGGCAAAGTCTATTCGCACCACGGTGCCGATCCGCTCGCGAACGGTCATCAGAATGACGCCTTTGAGGTGTTTTGTTTGCTCGAGCACGGCGGCGATCAGTCGAAGGCAGTCAAGGATGCTGCGCGCATGATGGGTATGCAGCATTCCTCGCGGACTGATCCGCGTGATCTTCCCCCGCCCCCATCTGGTGACCAGTACGAGCCGAGCCCCGCCGCCGACGAAGTCAGCGAGGCCGCTCCGGCTCCTGATGGGGGCGCGGGGGAGTCGCTGACGCTTGACCAGTTATTGCGTCGTTTTGCGCTGGTCGAGGGCACCACGCAAGTGTGGGACTGCGATCAGTCGCGGTTGATGAAGAAGGCCGCATTTGAAGCGCGGGTGGGAAAACCGCTCGCCAAGGCGTGGCTGGATGACATGGGCAAACGGTTGATTGCGGATGATCACGTCCGCGATATCGAGCAAGCGCGGCGCATGGCGGGCAAGAAGGGCGGTGCGTTCGGCATGCCGCCGACTGACCGATACGTGTACATCGACGGTACCAAGGATGTCTGGGATAGGGAAAAGAAGCGGCGTATTGCCGAGGGCGCGGTGAAGATGGCGCTGGGCGACACTTATCCGCTGTGGCTGAACAGCAGTGAGCGGCGCACCGTGGATGTCGAACATATCGTCTTTGATCCGACCATGAGCAGGGACCCAGCGGTGTACATCAATACCTTTGATGGCCTACCACTCGAACCGGTCAGGGATGATGAGGCCTGCGCCAACCTGCGTTGGCTGATTTCTTTTTTGTGCAACCACGATGAAGCGGCGCACCAATGGCTGACCCGCTGGCTGGCGTACCCGTTGCAGCACCTGGGCGCCAAGATGGACACCGCCGTGCTGATGCACTCGATCATGGAGGGCTCAGGCAAAAGCCTGCTGTTCGCGGATGCGCTGGGCATGTTGTATGGCCAGTACGCGGCCACGGTCGGCCAGACGCAGCTGGAGAGCAACTTCAACGCCTGGCAAAGCCGCAAGTTGTGGTCGGTGTTCGAGGAGGTGGTAAGCCGCGATCAGCGATATAACCAGGTGGGCAAGATCAAGCACCTGATCACCGGCAAGACGGTGCGGATGGAATCGAAGTTCATCAACGGCTGGGAGGAAGCCAACCATATGAATTCGGTGTTCCTGAGCAACGAAATTTTGCCGTGGCCGATCAGCGACAGTGACCGGCGGATGCTGGTGATGTGGCCCATGGAAACCCTGCCGGTTGAGCGTCAAAAGGCGATCGGGCGGGAACTGGAGCAGGGCGGTGTTGCCGCGCTGTACGGCTGGTTGTTGTCGGTCGATCTGGGCGATTTCAACCAGCGGACGCGACCGCCATCGACGGATGCCCGTGAGCGCCTGGTGGCCTTGAGTCGAGCCGGATGGCAGACGTTCTTGCATCTGTGGAAGTACAGCGAGTTGGGCCAGGGTCTTTGGGGCCCGTGTCTGTCTACCGACCTCTATTCATTGTTTCTCGAATGGTGCCAGCGCAACAAAGAGCATGTGATGAGTCAGACGAAGTTCTCGCTGTTCATCAGTTCCGAGGTGGATAAGACGCGGGCCATTCCCTGGACTGATGGCAACAACCGGCGCTTTGGTGCGTTCTTCTTTCCCGTTGATCAGGACGCTTCCCCGCCCCCATCACTGAAGGCGGCCGAGCTGGGCAAGCAGGTCGAAAACTGGCGGGCCAAGGCGAAGCTTGCGGGGTGGCATGTGGACAGTTGGGACCACATCAAGGCGGCTGCCGCATGACTACAGCTAAAAGTGTGTCGGGTGTGTCGAGTGTGTGTTGGGTTGATTTCGGATACCCCACACAGATTGGAGCCTTCTATTTCGGCGGTTTGCGGGCTTTGTGTCGAGTGTGTTGGGTTTCGCTACGCGTGCGCGCATACGTGACGTTATTTGTTCGGTTTCTGATGGCTGATTATTTTCTTCATGCGAGGACGGAAATACCCAACAAACCCAACACACTAAACACAAGTCGATTAAAGCTATTGATTTATAAGGGTTTTAGTTGTGTTGGGTTTGTGTCGGGTTTGGTGTTTTTTGTGTCGGGTTCGATTTTCAGGGGAGTGGGGCGATGATCGAGGCAGTTGAAGCATTGATGCAGCATTGGGGCGCTCAGCACGGCCAGGTTGGCGACGGTGGCGGTTTGGGCAGTCCTATGGCGACGATCATGCAGTATGGCGGCTGCGCTCCCCGTGGTACTCCGGGATCACGAGATCTGATGATGTCGGCCGGTGGTGGTATGGATCATGCCAGCACCGAGGTTGCCGCTGCTGTTGCGCAGCTTGAGCGGCAATCGGAGAAGGGCGCCCAGCTGGCTCTTTTGGCTCGCAATCGATACTTGGCCCAGCCTCCCATGACTGTGCGT